TCAGACCAAAGCAATGAATGAGACATTTAGTGCTATTAATGAAAATATAAGGCGTATGGGCTTTCCGATCAGAAAGGTAACGCAACGAGCTAAAGGAGCAATGTCCAGGCCAATTACAGGATCGCCAGGTGAAGAAATAACTGTAGTAGATCCAAGTGATGTAACATTTGAATCTCCACCACCAATACCAGGATATATTCAGAATTACATTGTCCAGGTTGGTCAGTACATGGAAGCGGTAACAGGTGTAAATGATGTAACACAGGGGCGTAAACCAGGCGGTGTAACCTCTGGAAGAGCAATTGTAGCTCTCCAAGAAGCAAGTCAAACCAGGCAACGATTTAAGATCAATAAAGAAATATCCAGGCTTACAAAAGAAATTGGTGAGTTTATGGTGCAAATGATACTTACGTATGATGAACAAATACGTTCTATTCGTGAGCGTGATGCTGAAGGACAATTTGATTTTACACAATTTGATCCGATGGGCGTATACGATGCAGATGGCAATCCAGAAAGCAGTCCAAAGTTTAATCCTGGAACAGCCAGTTCACTTCGAGATAGTGAGTTTGATGTAGATGTAACTACTGGATCCAGGTACGCACAGGGTAGAGTTGCTAATGAAGAACGTGCATTAGAGCTATATCAAGTAGGTGTATACGGCATTGAAGAAGTAGTTAATGCATTAAATATTGCAGATAAACAGCAAGTAATACAAAACTGGTATGTACGTAACCAGCAAATGCCACCACAACAGCAAATAGAACAAACACAGAATATGCAAGAAGAGTTTGCAATGCTAATAGAACAAGCAATGCAAGAAGGCGTAGGTGGTGGTGCTGAAGAAGCTATTGCACAGATGGTTATGGGTAACCCTGGACTACTTGAGACTCAAGAGTTTGGAATGCTACCACCAGAAATGCAGGAAAGAATTTTAACCGTAACAAATATGGTTGGCGGTCAAGGTGAGATGGAACAAATTCCACAATCCAGGGCTTAATAATGGATTTTTTCAAATTGACCGTCAAGAATTAAAAGGAGACAAACAATGCCAAAATTAAAAATGAAAAGTAAAGTCAAGAAATTTAAGTATAACAAAAAAGGCATGGATAAATACAAAAAGGCTTTAGCTAAAAATAAAAAATCAAAATCTTATTAAATAGTGTCGAAAGACCAACTAAAAAGGAGATAAAATGGCAAAAATGCACATAGCGGGTACCACTGAAGTGGACTATACCCCAGAATCAGAACAGATCACTGTGGGAAACTTTTCTACAGAGCAAAACCAAAACTTAACAGAAGGCGTAGATAATTCTGATTATGGAAATATTTCTATTCCTGGAGAACTCTTAGGTGAACAGCCTCAAGAGCAATCAACCCAGGAAGAGATTACAGAACAGGCTGAGACTACAGAGTCTATTGAAACAGCAGAACAAGAAGCTGAACCAGAAGAAGTATCAGAAACAGAACCAGAGCAAACCGAAGCGGTTAGCGAAACTGAATCATCGCAAGATGACGAAGATTATGTCTATGAATTAGATGATGGCTCTCGGTATTCTATTGACGATATTGAATCATGGCGTAAAGATTCTTTGAATAGGTATGAATGGAGCAAGTCTAATACGGAAAAAGCTCAATCATTATCTGATCAGAGAAGAGCAGTTGAGCCACTGGTACAGCTAATTGATAAGGTAAAGGACAATCAAGACTTCGCTGAAACTATACAGGAAGCCATTGAGGATGAACTTGGTAAAGAAGCGGGGCAATTGTTTGCACAATCCCTACAGATGGATAACCAGGATCTACCTAATCCCTATCAAGACCAACTGCAAGAAGCACAAGAACAATTGGCTAACGTACAAGCAGAAGTAGAGTTGGATAGGTCACTAAGTGATCTTCGTTCTAAGTTTTCATTGAAAGATGAAGAAATAGATAAAGTTCTTGATTTTGCCGTACAGCAACAACAGGATTATAATAAACTGTTAACACCCGAAGAAGCATATAAAATTATGAACTTTGACAAGGTGCAGTCTAAACCAGTTGAAGCAAAACCAAAGCCAAGTGTTCCTGTAAACATAAAGAAGAATGTCGGTATGAAAGGAGATGTAAAACAAAAAGCATCTTCTTATGAAGATATCGATGTTGCTTCCTTTTTTAATAACTAATGAAATAAGGAGACATAAAAATGTCTAATATCGTAGTAAGCGGAGTAGGATCCGCATCGTTAAGTGCCCTTATTCAGCAGTATTATATGCCAGTTTTGTATGATAATATCTTTAAGAAGTCTCATCCATTACTTGCAATACTGAAGGGTAAAGCAAAGACCTTCAATGGTCGTGAAATCGTAGTGCCAGTAGAATCAGCAGAAGGTGGTGCAAGTGTGTTTGGAGATCAGCATGGTCTTGGTAGTGCATACACACCAGCAAAAGCTGATATTGCACAAACAGCCAGTTTTAAGCCAACCATGCTTACTGGACACTTTCTATTAACTAAAGAAGAAACTCTTCTTATGAACAGCCCCCAGGCAATTAAAAACATTGTTGGTGCTAAAGTTTCAAACTTGCAGAAGTCACTTGAAAAAGTGGTTGCTGAAAACTTGTTTGCTACAACTTTAGGTACCGACAAATTTAATCCTATTGGGTATCTTGTTGATAAGGTAAGTGGAAACTCTCAAGATGTAACTGTTGGTGGTATACAAATTACTACTAATGGTTCTGGAGCGTATACTGCTGGTGGTTTCTGGAACTCTCCAGTTTTAGGACTCGCTGATTTTTCAGATGCTACTGGTGATGGTGCAGACTCTGGTACTGCTGTCGATCACTTAGCTGAAAGTGATATGCAAGATCCAAGTAAGAATACATACATTTTACGTGTACTTGCTCGTGGTATTGCTAACGCTAAATCTCAGACTGGTGAAAACCCAGATTTGATCGTATGTCCTCAGTACATTTATGATCTTATCGAGTCTGAACTTGGTGAGCATAAACGTGGCAGTCTTGAGTCTGATCGTATGGCTAAGATGGGCTTCGTTGGATTAAGCTATCGTGGTATTGATATTGTCGCAGACCAGGATATTGTAACAGCTCAAGCTACAACTGGAGATGATCTTAACGTAGATGGTCGTATATACTTCTTGAATACAAACTATATGCATATGTTCTTTAATTCTGGTGCAAAATTCACTGCATCTGATATGATTGAGGATACAAAAAGTAATACGTTTGTACAGAAGGTTCACACTTATGGTAATATGGTTATAACAAACCGTAAAGCTCATTGTGTAGTGAAAAATCTATACTCACCAGTCGATTACGCTTAACAGTAAACTAACACATCAGCCCTCATCATTCGGTGGGGGCTGGTAACCCTGGAGAAACCATGACCACAGCAACCATGCTAACAGTATTAGGAGATCGCCTGGAAGATTCATCTGGGGATCTTTATAGTGATACATTAAAACTTCGTTACTTAAATATTGCCCAGGATAAGCTCATACAGCTTCTTAATCCGCATTTATTAAGCGATCTACAGACACTTAAGGTAAACATATCCCTATCAACAGATAGCGAGGTAGATAGCCATTTTAAAAGCTATTTTATACCTAACAGCTCAACGCTTGATTCTTCTCCATTTGGTGGTGCATTAGGCGTTATTGGTATTAGAGTATCAAACGATATGTTTATACGTAAAATATCCTTTGATATGGCCAAAGATTTTAGCACAGGGTATGTAGGCTTTAGTGCCACAGAACCAGTGTATTTTGTATTTAAAAACAGAATTTATATTTATAACACAACCGCAAACGTGGATTGTTACTTTATCAAAGAGCCAACAGCGTTAACAAATGCAAGTCCAGCGGTACCATGCGATTTAAACGCTATCTTTCACGATGCTTTGGTAGAACTTGCTGAAGCAGAGCTTTGGAGACTATCGAATAACCAAGCACGTAAACAAGATGCAGAACAAAGAGCATACGGCATTATTGGCAAATATAACCAGAATCCAGCTACCCAGGTGGTTGGTGAAGGTTTGCCATTTGATTATAGCTCTTCAAATAGCTTAGTTGATCCTATTTATCCGAATACATCTATTTAATGGCAGAATTTATTGATATTTCAGATTTTGGTGGAGTAGTCACCAACGTAGATGTAGAAGATCTCCCAGAACATATTGCTCAAAACATGGAGAATCTTCGCATACGTGATGGTAAGCTGGAAAAAACATTTGGAGCAGGACAACCTTCTGATGTACCTACATTTGCTTTAAGTGCTGTTAATACTAAACTTACAAGGTCTTACGTTGTATATAATGTATTTACATTTATATCAGATAAGCTGGGAGCAACAGAACATCGGTATATCCTGGTATTAATTGACAGCAGTACCAAGCAAGTTAAATTGTTTTGGTATGATCCAGATGTACCCGCAGTAAATGATCATCTGCAAGTAGAAGATAATATTCTATACTTTCAAACAGCATCGGATTCTGGATACAGCCAGGGTGATAACATTATGGTTACTGGTGTAAAGGATAATAGTAACTCCGCAATTGCAAGTACAGATATTTACGATGACATTACTACTAAAACAGGCAACAAACATTTTATTAATACAGATACTGCAACGACATGGGGCGGTAGTTTTTTTGCTACGGCATCCGATACTGGTCTTAGAGATCAAACAATGGGCGGTAAACATGGTACGCATCTTTTTGTAGATACAAATGCTTCTTTATTAGACAACGGAAACGGAACGCAAAGTTTTATAAATATTGCATTACTTGCTTTAAACGGAAAAGTATTATGTATGCATAGTTATGAAGCTGGAAGTAAAGGAAGAATAAGAACTTCTATTGGTGGAACTACTGCACCGTTGAATACTACGATATATAATCAATTTAAAGACTATGGCACATTCAAAGTAAATGCAATGATTAACCATAGTGATGCTATATGGGTGTATTATTCTGCTCATAATAGTGGTGGAGATGGTCAATCCTATAATGCAGTTGTAAAATATACTGTGCAAAGCAATGGCACAATTGTAGAAACTGGCTTCGATGGACATGATCCTTCCGATTCTGATTGGGGTGATAATCAAGGACAAACATTTAGTTCTGGGTATTTTTATACAGCAAATACAGGAACTTTATATTTATTAGTACCAGGTAATAGCACATCACTATTTAAAGTAAGTGGTTCAACTATTGTTGCACAATCTGGTACTCCTGCACAAACAGCGGGATACACTTGGCGAGGTATTACATCAATTACAAATACCGTTAACGGTAATAAAGAATACTTGGTTTTAGGTGAATCAAGTGCTACTAATCATAAATTGCATTATATTGATTTAAATAACAATTTAGCTACTTGGGCAAATAGTAGTTACAACCATCAATTACATCAAATAACGAAAATGGATTTTGGTGAAAATAGCAATAAAAATGAATCTGTTATTGTCTATTATGAGCGTGGTGGTGGTACAAAATACTTGCAATATAGTACACATAATGATGCTACTGTAATACTATCATTCGCAGATATTAATGGATCTATTTTTACCACATCCACAGTTATTACAGCTATCAAGAACGCATATAGACATCCTGGCGGTACAAAGTATCTAATGGTTTGTACAAATGATAGTGGATCTTTTGGCAGTGGAATGGTTCACGGCAGAGTTTATAGAATAGATGCAAGTAAAACAGTATTAACATTAAATGACAATGCTAATGATAGTAATAAAGATTGGAATCCAACGTGTATAGATGATGTAGTAACTGGCAGTGCATCGGGTAATCAATTCTTTGAACACGCAAAAGGTTATATTGTTGCTTATGGAATTGAATATATAACATATAACGCTACTGATGGTTCGTTAGATAATCTTCCAAAAAGTGCATTAGCAAGAGCAACAGACATAGGATGGGGATCTGGTAACTGGGCGGGTACTGGTACAGTAGATTATGGCTGGACTGATTTGCATAGTAAATATAATTTTTTTGAAATATCAGAAAGTAATTCCAGTACAACCCCAACCATATACCACCAAACTGATAAAAACCCAATTGTACCAACAGGAGATACAGTACGTTTTATTCCTGGAGCAATTGGTAAGGTATCCAATACAGAAGCAAAAGGACTATGGCTGGGCTATATTAATAGATCCATGTTTAATGGAGACTATACTATACCAGCAAATTGGTATGGATATGTAAACACGTTAAACAATCCTTTTAAGGTTACGTTAGGTCGTAAGTATAAGGCAGATACAAATCTACGTAATGGTGATACAGTAAAATACAATTGTACTGCTGTATATGATGGAGTTCAAGAAAGTTTATTTGATAAAAGCGATGAATTGATCTTAGATGATAATGATATACAAAAACATATAATAGAGCTTGAAGTGGAAATTGCAAACATAAACAATTTAAATAAACGTATTACAGGCATCAATTTCTATAGAGCAATAGGAAACTCTGGTATATATAGTAACTACCAACTTATAGGGCATATGACCTTTGTAGATAGCAGTAATAATCTTAGTAGCGTTGGTGCAATTAAAAACATACAGCTACAATATTCTGGAAATGAAGTTATTTATATTAAGTCTTCAAACACATCTCAAAGAGATGGAATAAGAACCAGGGATTATAGTGAATCGTGGCTTGGTACGAACAAATACGCATTAGACACCGATGGTGGGTTTGATGGTATTGATAATCCTTCTGGTGATAAAGCAGACTATCACGATCCATTTAATGAATTTTTACTATATATGACATTGGGTACAATAAGACCAATGACAAGTAGTCAGCTATATGTAGTAGCAACATCAAATAATGTAGCAAATAGCAGTTTATTATCTATAGAAGATGAGAACGTAACAACAGCAAGTACTGCTTTACCAAGTGTTCCATTGTCAGCTCCAGTAGACACAGGACTTGATCTTACATCATCTTCAACATGGGCAACTTCTGAAAATCCTAAAACATTTATTGTTGATGGTGATGCAACTAATATTTTAAAAGTGAATGATAAAATTCAATTAAATACTGACAGTGCAGTTATTACATTAACAACCATAGGTACATATGATAGTGTAAATGATGTAACTCAAATAGCTGGTAACGCTGATGTGGGTGGTAATACTACTGGAACTACAAGTATAAAATTAAGGCAAGTTGCTTCTGGCGAACATATTATTTCTTTATCAGCAAGAGGAGTAAATCAACCAACTACATCTGAATCCACTACTGCCGTAGCACATAGTAATGGTGTTAGTATTGCAAAAGAACGTGATCATAATTACACCAAGTTATCTTTAGATGAAAATGCAAATTTTGGAAACAGTTATTTAGATGGAAGTGGCAATTTTAACGGATCATCCTGGAAAATAAAAAGAAGATTTAATGCTTCATACAGGACATTATATGATGATACTTCTGGTGCGTATGGTGGTAATAATATAGGAATCGTATTTCCAATAGATTATGCAGATTTTAGTAGTAGTATAACAGCCAATAGTTTATCTGGTAGTATTGTTTTTTTTGGTGAAAAATCAGTACAAATTGAGGGTAATAGTGCATACGATGATACTATTGGTGGTTGCTGGGTAAAAACAACAGAATCATTTGGAGCTTCCGATACATCTACAATTAGCCAACAAGCACAGTTATTAGAAGGATTTAGCGTATCTACAGCACAGGGATCTACAACTCCTGGGGTAGGGTATAAAAAAGTTTCAAATAAAATTACAATTACGTGCAGAGATTTTCGTTTAGAAGATTTAGGGGAAACACCAACGCAAACTATATACAGCAACAGAGTTAATGGTCAATATGCCAGAGAACTTAAAGGAAGATTGTTTTTAGGTAATGTCGTACTAAACCCAGAAGATAAAGCAGAAGAACATAGAGATTGGATAGCCTATAGTGAATTAAATCAATTTGATACCGTTCCTGTAAGTAATGTAATTGCATTTGATGACAGAGAAGGTGGAGATATTACTGGTCTTGCTGTACTTTTTGGCAGACTCGTTATTTTTAAACCACAAGCAATATTTATTTTAAACGTATCTGATCCTGCAAACCCAAATGGTTGGTCTGTGGTAGAGTCTAAGCATAATGTGGGAAATGTTGCACCTCAAGGAGTAGTCGAAGTACATGATAGTATATACTTTGTTTATCACGATGGTATCTACAGAATAGCCAGTAATATGGTTGCAAGTTCAACAGCAACACCATCTGTAATGGATAAAGTATCTGATAAAATAGATGATCAATTCTTACTTGCTACAGATAAAACAACAATAAAAGGATTATATGATCCAAGTAGGCAAGAAGTTATTTATAAATGGATGGAAGGATCTAATCAGCGTGTATGGGCATACAATTATGTACGTGAATCCTGGCGTAAAATTGATATGGGTACAGGGGTATTAGACATTTTAGCATATGACGAAACAGGAGTGCCACTTAACTACGATAAAACAAGCAATAAAATTATCAAATTTGACACAGCGAATGCAAGTGTGGCTAAATGGAAAAGTAAGCGTTTTCCCCTTGATTTACATCGTAAAAGATTACTTAGGTATGGTACAGTCCAGTTTACAGGCAGTGATGATATTACGTATAATATTTATTTAGATGGTGCCACATCCGCATCCTTTACAAAAACAATTACCGCAGATGGCGGTATTAATAGATTTCCAATCAAACGCTATGCAAAGAAATTTGAAGTGGAGATTGCTACAGCAAGTAGCACAAACGCATTAACCTTAGAAAGATTACAAATTGAAATGGAGTAAATCATGGATCCAGCAACATTAGCATTATTATTAAAAGGTGGCTCCCAGGCAATCAAAACTGGCTCACGTTTATTACAGCCTAAGTTTGGCAATACTGCATATGGCAGACAGCTTAAACAAATTAGAAGAGATGGAGCATTATCCAAAGGGCAAGAAACAGGACTCATTGGCAATGTAGCCAGAACAGCCAGTAGGCAATCCGCAGTGGCAAATAAGCGGTATATGGGCGGTTTAATTAACAGAGGTATGCAAGGTAGCGTATCTGCACAACGTGGACTTAGAGAAGCTGAAGCAGATGTTAGAAGAACTGTAGCAGACACTGGTAGGGATATATTCCAAAGCGAAGAAAGAGCAAAATCAGATGCCAAAATGCAATACGCCAGAGGATTAGATCAAGATAAAGCACAGCGTAGACAAGCTGGTATAGGACTTTTTACTGCTGGTCTTGATACGGCTGGTGGTCTTGTGGGGGCAGAAGCTCTAAATCAAGCTGATACCAGACAAAGTTATATGGATATGGCTACGAAATACGGTGCAGATAATATACAAAAAATTAATGCTCCTGGTGATGATCAAGGCAGATATACAAGGTATGGAGCAAAAGCTGATGCTATGCCAATTGAAAGAAAACAGGCAATTAAAGAATATGCACAAAAATCAAATATTAAAAATATTAGTTCTGTATCAAATGCATTTGAAGCATTTCAAAATGGAGATGTAGATGCAAGTAGTTTTGTTAAAGAAATGAGTAAACTTGGTATAAGTGAGCAACAAATTGCTGAATTAGTAGCAATAATGATGAAAGGTAAATAGACATGGCAGATCAATGGCAAGATGTATTAAATCTTCTTGAGCAAAAAAAAGCAAAAAAAACATCGGATACCTTAAAAGCAAATCGTACTTATAAAGAAGAGTTGTACAAAGCATCTCCTGGATATAAAGCCACACAGGAAAGAGATCGAGAAACCAAAGAAATTAAATCAAAAAAAGATTTAGCAGATGCAAAGAAAAAAAGATCTCCGCAAGAAGATATGTTGCGTTTTGGTAAAAAGATTAAGGAATATCGTGATCTTGCATTTAAAGAAAAAGTTATAACAGAAGATGATGGTGACAACAAAGTTGATAAAATAAAATACCTTCCCAGAGAAGATAATAAAATATTTAAAGAACAAATGGAAGCGTACTCAGACAGCTTATCAATGGCAAATATGGCTCAAAGGTATGGTGCCAGGACTCCAGAAATAAGAAAGATTAAAAATGAGTTTGAAAGTCTTTTAAAAAAGTATAGAGCAGAAACTCCAGAGTTTACAGCTACAGGCGATGGTAGATCTTCAACTAAAATAGCAATGAAAAGAGCAGTTGCAGAACTCTCAAAAAAATATGGTAAAAGTATTCCTTTATTAATAGACGAGCTATACGCTAAATAATGAGTGATATAAGATTGCAAGATCCACGAAGAAATTCGTTGGATGACATTATAGAACAAGCACAGCAAGATCTGGATCTTGAACGTAAACGCCAAGAAGCAATTATAACTTCTGAAGAACCAGATAAAGTATTAAGTGGTTTAAGTAAAGTAGAAAAACAAATAGAAAATGAACCAGTAGAAGTTCAGCGTTCTGTTTTAGATAAAGCGTATAATCCTGGATATTTTGATCGTGGTGATCTAAAACAAAAAGACATTTCACCAATTAAAAATCAACAAGAAAAAAGACAGCCATTTTCAGAAGCATTAGTAAATGATTTAGCAAGTGGAACTGCTGATCTTTTAGCAAGTATTGCTTCAGTTCCTGGATTTATGTATGAATTAAAAACACTTCCACGTAAAATGCTTTCTGAGGCAACAGGATTAGAATTTTTAGATCCAACTCCAGCTTCAAAAGCATTAACCAATAATCCTGTAACGAGATATTTTAATGATGTAGCTACACATTTTGAAGAAGAAAACACAAGATACGATCAAGGTATAACAGACTACATAAGACAGGGAAATGTAGTTGATGCTTTAGGACTTACAGCATCTTCTATTGTAAAGTCGTTGCCGTATACAGCATCTATTATAGCTGGTGGATATGCTGGTATTCCAGCAAGAGTAATATTGCCAGTAGTTGCTACCGTAACTGGTGGTGGTAAAAGTGCAACACTCATTGAAGAAATGCCAGAGTTTTCCGATGAAAGAAGAATATTAAACAGCTTAATAGATGGACTTGCAGAAGGTGGCTTTGAGGCTGTCGGATCTGCTGGTATTGGTAGACAATTAAAAAGAATATCTGGCGATTTGACACAAACATTAGGTCGCAAAAAGGGCAATGAAGTATTAAAAGAAACCATTAAAAAAACATTTCAAGATAAAACAAGTAGATATATTATGCTTAAATCTGCTAATCAAGAAGGTTGGGAAGAATTTGCTACTACAGTTGTGCAAAATTTAAACGCACAGCTTACAGGCGAAGATCCAGACCGTGAGCTTTTTGAAGGTGCAGTAGATAGTTATATTGTTGGTTTTGGATCTGGGGGTGCTTTATCTGCTCCAACAGCAGTTCAAGTACGTAATCAACGTAAAAGAATAGAAAAGTCAAAAGGAAAAGTATTAGAATCTCTTGAAAGTGGTCAATTAAGAGAGCTATCTGATCAAGAAATAACAGACTTTGCCAGTTCATTAACACCAGAAGAACGTATGGAAGTTGGTATTGGTGAAGATGGTAAATTTGAAATTGGATCTGATTTAGGGAAAGAAGTTGTACGTAGAAATCTGGACATGGATAAATTTCCAGAGACTGAAAAAGAGATCAGAGAAGCCAATGCCAGATTAAATGTAAAAGAGCAACAATTTGAAGGAACAGATTTTACAGGAGCTTTAATTAATAAAATTGAAGAATCCACTAATATAAAAGTAGAAAGAGAATTTTTAGATCGCACATTAGCAGACGAAGCAGAAGAGCAAGGATGGACTGAATCTGAAACAAAACAAGTATTAAAAGAACATGGCCTGGATGAAAATTCAAATCCAAGTGAAATTAATCTTACTGGTACATCATTTGGTGGATCAATTAAAATATCAACCGCTGGTACTCCAGAACGTATGGCACAGGAGTATGTTGCTGTACAGGAAGAAATGGCTGAAGAATATTATAAGGCAGAACAACAAAATAATTCTAACTTCGATAATGAAATCGAGCAAGAAAGAAAGGCATACCATGAGTCAACAGGAGAGCAAGACACAGGAGAGTCCAACATTGAATGGTTCTCAACAAAAGCGGTACATTTTGCAACACAAGGCAAAGTCCACGAATCAATCGGAGCCAAACTCAGAGACATCTTTAAAAGATTTATTGATACGTCTAAACAAATTCTTAAGGATGCAATAAAACTTAGAAGGGCAATTAAAGAAGGAAAAGTACCAGAATCCTTAGTTTCTAAACTTAAAGAGGCTACAGACTTTAAAACTGTAGGGAAAAAGGTTGACCAAGCTAAGAAAATAAAAAAACTAAAACCAAAAAATACATTTAGAATATCTGAAAAACAAGGTAGTGAGCTTGTATGGAAAAATATACCTTTAAAAAAACAGCCTAACTTATTAGAATTAACAAAATACTTTACAAATAAAGCAAAAGAAGCCAGTGAAAAATTAGGTGTAGATCTAACAGAGAATACACCAGAAGCATTAGATATTATTTCAAATGTTATTGCAGAAGAAATAAATATTGAAATAGGCAATGAACAAAATGCATTAGGATGGTATTCTGCAAAAATGCAAAATGCCATAGAATTATTAGGGCAAATACATCCCGATTTAATAAATAATGATGAGCATAATCAAGTATTTAAAATTGCGTTAGCTATTACAAGTAATGGGGCACCAGTAGAGGATAATTTAAAAAATGCAGTAAGTGCTTATGAGTATTGGAGAGATAATAACTCTTTACCAACTAATTTCAAACAAGGCGGTAAAGAAGCTCCAGCAATGGTAAAGGCGTTTCAGTTGTATAATAAATTAGTATCTGATATTGGAATAGATGCTGTTCATACGTTTATAAATACTCAATTTACTGTAAAAGAAATAACAGATATGGGGTATCCTGTAAATGGTGAGCTTGTTACTGAAAAAGTAATGGGTGCTGTTATTTTCGGGCCGAAAGTTGGTGGAGGATTCTTATCAAATCTTAATGGGCATTATGAGTATCTAACAATGGATAGGTGGTTTATGCGTACAATAGGGCGTATAAGAGGTAACCTAAAAGATAATAAGGACTATACAAATCAATTAAAAAGATTTAGAACTGCTTTACGTATTAACCCAATAAAAATGAAAGAATACGGCATTTCTAAAGAGCAACTAAGCGATGATGAAGCAGTTATAGAAGTTGCCAGAAAAGTTTTAAAAGACTATGCTAAAAAGAAACTTATAAAAAAAGATAATAAATACCGCACATTTTACCCAAAAACAAAACTAAATAAAGCTTCAAATACATTAGTAAAAGTAATAGACAGTATACATGAAGCTCCAGGAAACGGAACTGAGCGTAAATTTCTCAGAGAAATAATGGGAAAAGCTGTTGAAAAATCAAATATAGATGGCTTGACAATGGCAGATGCACAAGCTATAATATGGTTCCCTGAAAAGAGAATATTTAGTAATTTTGGGGTAGGATCACAGCGTGGCAAAAAGGAAACAGATTATGAAATCGAAGCAAGAAAATATGTTGAGCAACGGCTTGGAAGAGTCGAACCCATCGGGAGCAGTACAGCTCGAAAGCGAACTGCCCAACGTGACTCCGCAAAAGATCAGCAAGATGATCAAAACTTGGGCAACCAAGAAAAAACTAACCAAGAAGTAAAACCGTCTTATCGCATAACTCCCACTTTCTACTCTCAAGCAGATAGAGTAGTTACAGATAAATTTCCACCAACAATGAAGTCTCAATCTGTTGAGAACTTCCTTAAAAAGAACCAGGTCAAACCAGAAGAAATAGAATGGTTAGATCTGGAATCCTTATTAAAAGGTAAGCAAAAAGTTACTAAAGAAGAACTCCAGGAATGGATCCAGGTGAATAAGATTGAGATCAAAGATGTTACACTTGGCGAATCTTATACTTTAGAGGAAGAAAAGTCATTATCAAAAGATGAATTTATTAAAATGTTTGAACAGCCCGATCCAGCATATCCAGATGATACGCCAGAAAATGCTTTAGACGATGGTGAAACTTTAGAATTTGTCAAAGATGATATATATAATGATTTTAAATATTATAAAAATGAAGATAAAGAGTATATCAGCTACAGAGATCGAGATACTAATAGAAATAGTATAACAGTTCAAAGAATTGATACTGATGAGTATATGGGGTATAAATCTCTTTCGGGGATATTAGAAAGAGGAGTTGTTACAGAAGATGCTGTAAAACAAATTATTGGCAGTATTTCATCAGAGGCAACTCAACACGCATCCTACCAGCTTCCTGGCGAAAAAGAAGATTACCGTGAATTGCTGTTGACATTACCTA